TTTTAGGAATGTCAGGAAAATCGTGTGTACCATGCTTCTTGAATTTACTGAATAGTAATGGCGTAGCGAATACAGGTATATGGTATACAGACTTCTCATTTGTCATAACTTACCACCAACAATAGCAGAACCAACTACTCTAGAGTATTGTTCAAGTGTACCATCTTGTTCACACTTGAGGTGCCAATGTGTCATCATGATGACACCATCTCTAGTACCACCAGTGAGCATCTTACGTCCTTGTTTGGTCATCGTAGAGAATAAACCAAACCTGGTCTTCCAAATGTAGAACACATCATCAATTAGTTCTGCATGATCAGGAAGACCTTGCTCTTTACATACAGCAAGGTTATTCTTTTCCTGTTCAGTCAGTTGCTCGCCATTGTCCATAACTAGTAGTTCTCCTTGTTTGTTGATACTCTTCTACAATATCTAAAATGTGTTGTGAAATTTGTGATGCTGCATCATCATCCCAGTCACTGTCATCGAGAGTTCTACCCATGTTGAACACTTCGTGCAGTTTGATGTTGATGGAGTCGATTAACATATCATGCTTTGTCATTCCAATGCTCTCCATTGTTTTCTTAAACTTTGGTATATAGCATCATTTGTAACCTTTTCTCGCATTTGTTTAAAAATAGCAGCACTTTTGGCTTTGGTAGAGGTTCGCCAATCTTTCTCCTGGGGTCTAACTTTACCAGATGTTTTATCGTACTTCCGTCCACTGGAGTGATTTGCATAGCGACGTGCTCTCGTAAAACCCATCTCCAGGAACTTCCTCGCCATGTCCATACCAATGAAGTCTCCTTGGGTCTTAAATCCAAGGTACATTTGGTATATCTTATCAGCAGATTTGCGAGCAGTAGGTTCATCTACAAAGCGCCAGTGAGCGCAAATGTCGTTAGTGTAAGGGCGTACCAATAGCACTCCTTGCTCTCCCCTTCCAATACGATAAAGTTTGCGAGTCTCTGGATCTGTGAAGTCAAGTTGTTTGTAATCAAGTCCATAGTCAAACTCTTTCATGTGAAATTGTGAAGTGAGTGATATACTGCTTCAATATGCATGTTGCCTTTGAAATAACCAGCAACAATGATACTGATGCCAAACAAAAAACATGCCACTAGACTCAAGACTAGTGGCACTGTGGGGTTTTCTGGTTCAGAGCTCAAAGTTTCGTCTCTCGTCAAGATACCTAATGATGTCACCACGCCATTCCATCAACTCATGATAACATAGTTGCTCATGTGCTGCCTGCCGAAGTTCATGGTCTGGTTTGAGTACAGACTCATAAAACAAATTGAACGCATCAAGTCGCTTTTGTTGTTTAAGATCATCCATAAGATTTCATCTTTAGTATTTCTATATATTACTCGTCAAACACCTTACACATGGGTGAACCAGGGTGATCATCACAGAACTTATCCAAAACTTTGTCTTTGTGACGTTCTTGTGGATCAGCGATCTTACCTTCAGTCTTTGGATCCCACTCATCAGGTGAGTGTGTTTCGTTAGCGTGGAAGTCTACCTTGTATTCATTCCACTTATCGTTGGGATCGTAGAGTGGATCTTGTGGGTCGCGTTGTCGTGGTTCGGATTGGGACATTAGCATTGCTCCTTATTGAACAGTTTACGGCACTTCTTAACTTCTTTGAGTTCGTCTTTGATCATCTGATATGCATCTTCAGGAGTGATTCTCCTTGACATCTCCATAGCAGTGATGACCTCAACTCTAGTCCCAAAGTGTTTGAGTGCTTCCTCAAAACAATTTAGTTCTTCGTACATGATGCCTCTTTGAGACGTTGCTTCTCTGCCTTTGCTTCTGCTGCTTTGCGCTTTCGTGCTTGCTCAACTACACTGAAGTCAAGACTGCCAGGGTAGACAGCATTGTAAGCGTCACACACGTTCTTGAGAGAGTCTTCACGCTTTTTAGACTGAAGACCACGAGCACGGAGCTCCTGACGTGTTGGAATGTCGCCGTGAGGGCGTTGAGCATTGAAGAAAGGGGCGAGGGCAGCAGCATCTTTGACAGATAAGGTGCTGCGGTTAGGCAGTGAACCTTGCATTATGTAGGTGGGTGATCAACTGACTAATCATACAGCAGTTGACCGTGGTTGTCAAGCGTTCGGGTTCTGAACCTCGATCTCCTTAAATTCTTTATATTTGTATCTGTATAGAATGATATCATCAAGCATACCATCCTTATATACAAACTCAAAGTCTACCATATACTGCCATGGGTGAAGATATCTCTTATTACCAAATATATCTTCAGCAAACTTCAATGATGGATCTCCAATTTGAAGGTCCATGCCTGGCATTAATGAGTAAATCCATTTTGCTTGATCTACCGTCAATAACTCTGCTTTGATCAAAGACTCAATGTGCTTTTCAGAGACCTGATCATAACCAACATGGATCTTTTTATCAATTTGTTTAGGTCCCCATTCGGTATATCTACCCTCATATTCAGTGACCCACTCTGTATATGCACACCCAATCACAATGTTTAGACTTTCTTCTCCAAAGAAAACGTCAGGTTGAGACCAATTCTTCAATCTAGTCAAGTATTGCGCTACCTTAACAGCATCTCCATGTGCCGATAGATCAAATACAGTGCTGTTAACACCAATATGAGTGGGTACACCCTCAACATCATGCTTGAATCCCATGAATGTAGGATGATACTGTTGCACATCGATGATAGCCTTATACATCTCATCGTATTGTTTGATTAGATGAGTGGATCTGGTTTGCTCTTTGAAATACTTTGTGCTGCTGTTGGCATAGTTGTACCCCAAGTCTCCCACAGGTCTGACAAACCTAGTAGTATACCCAAGGTGTGTGTCACCATCATAATCGACAGTGAATTTCTTTAACTCATTTCTAGCAGATTCATGATATTCTTTAAGGAAAGGAGTATAGTCTAGAGCAGCGTTGAGTCTTTCCTTGACAGGACTGGATAACTCTGGTTCATATCTATCTTGCACCAAACCAGTATACAACCACGGCATGGTTGCAGAAGAACAAATACGTTCTTGACGGAAGATACTATACTTCTCTACTTCAGTGTAGCGGTCAGAGAATATCATTCGTTTGATTCGATAATTTGTCCTAACTCATTGTATAATGCGTAGAAGATATATTGTGATGGTTCAGCACATGCTTCTTGAGACTCTGGGAAACTATCCTCCAGGAAGTCTACAACACCATCCAATGACTCCAATTCAATTAGATTATATTCAGACAGATCCATTTGAGTCCACAGATCCAGTGGTAGGATGCCTTTGTAAATCTCTCTAGACTCATTGATCTTGTCTACATCAGTGGTATTGTTCCAACCATATGCTCTGATGTAGATCATAGGTACACCACGCAGGGCAACATGCCTACCAATACTGGTAGAGAGATCATAGATTTGATAGTTCTGGTTAATCATTTAAATAATTTCCATGCGATTGTGACTCTCAAACCTTTGTATGCTCTATTCACATCTGTTGATGAGTGGAATACAGAACCAGGGAAATACACTGCTCTGTTAGGTCTAGGGAAGACAACAGTTAGCATCCCATCACCATCATAGAATTGTGTACCACCACCCCAGTTTTCATTCCACTTCATGTTAGCATAGAATAGAAATGTTCTGCCATTCTCCTCATGTGAGTCTTGATGGAGCGTTCCAGGTTGACCATATGTGGCACCATTGGCATACACACGTTCTAGTTGTAAAGAGTCATCTCCTACAGTTTGTCTTATCTTATTTAGAAGATAGTCGTAGAAGAATGGATCCTTGCTGAAGTCAATATACCAGAATGGAGTCATGTACATCCTGCGAGGATCATCATCTTTGAGTGACCCAGATCCATAGTTCCAGTTGATTATCTTTGGTTGTAGGATATCATTCTCTTCAGGAGTCAACCAGTTTTCATATTTAATCAGATCGTCCATACTCACGCAGTATTTGAAATCTAAAGTTAGTCATCGCTTTGGCAATCTCAATATACTCTAGATCTTCTTCATTGTCATCAAATCGTGGAACAAGATTCTTCAATATCTTATTACATGCCAGAGCATAGTCAATACAAAGATTGCGATGAAAAGTATCTTTGATCTCTGTCTCTATCCATCCCAGCATAACTTTACGATCACCTTTTGTGACAGGTGCAACTCTATGCTGTAAGTTAGAGTCGTAGATAATGAACTTACCTTTCTCTGGTTTAGTGACTACTTCAACATTTCCCACCTTAATAATCAACTCACCACCCTCAAAGTCATCATTGAGGTAGCAGGTATAATTTAAGTTTGGAAATACTTTTCTGATAGGATAGTTGTCATTATGATATCCATACTCATCTCCCTCTTTATACCACGAAAAGAGAGGCACAGAGTGTTTAGTACCCAGAAATATATTGTTGAGAATTTTACTATCTTGTAGGTATGGTTGCACCGAAGCACAGTAGTTGGTCCAGAGGTTATTCTGGTCCATCTGCATATTCTTCTTCAGTTTTTCTGGGTTGGTCAGATTTCCACTGTGAAACCACTCTTCATTCCAATCTTTACTAATGTAATCAATGACTTCATTAGGTATAATGTCACTCTTCTCCCAAAGCATCTATCTCTTCCTGTGTGTATAATGTAGTGTAATCGATACCGTTGTCAACAAACTCCTCACATCTCATCATCTGCATGATCTCTTTAGTCAGATCACTAACAACACGTCGTGACTGATTCCATTTAGCAGATAGTTCACTGATGTTAGTGATTCTACTCAAGATCAAGTCTGTTGATGCATCAGTGTCTCTCTTCACAAAGCAATCGTCTGTGTCTAGATATCCAGTCAAACTCTTATCATCATTGACTCTATCTGGAAACTGCCTGGCAAATACCTTTGGATCCATTGGCCACTTGAGTTCGTTAATACCCTTGAACCACTCAATGTCAAAGTTCTCCATACCCATTGCTTGAATAGAATCCCAAGCAAAGTATTCTTTACCAATGTCTCTAACTTTTGCTCTCCATTTAATCCAGTTGTCTTTCTCTCCAGGATAGTTGTCAGCAACATCAGGCAACACACGCCAATCAGTTGCATTCAGCATGTTTTGCTTTTCAGTGATTCTCTTCGTTAGAGTAGAATCCCAGAAAGCATGTTCTTGAGAGATAGAATTAATCTTATCATTAATCTGGAATTGATTAACGATTCTGTGTGCCTCCAAGAATGCCTCAAGATTATTCTTTAGAGTGACAACATCATCTTCTGTGAATGCTTTGAACACATAAGACTGGAAGTAACTCTGTTTTGTGGTGAAGTTATACTTCTGCTTTCTTCTCTGTACATTTGCTGTGCCATCATTGTAGATGACGATGTACTCGATAGTATCAGATTCAGTATGCCACAACTCACCAAGAACCTCGGTCTTGAATCTCTCTACCAGGTCTGGTTTGAGTTTGTAAGAGGGAGCACCTTTTTTCCCCGTAAGTTTATTGGTAACATTAACAGCAGTTT